TGATTTTTTTTCCGAGGCTGTTAATATAAATGAACCCTGAAACTAAAATATTTATCATTGGACTCGCAATATTAATGATCATCCTTACTATATCTTACTATAACAATGAAAAATTTAGATCATGTTCTATAAGAAATGGCGTACTAAATTGTAACTATGTGCCGGAAAGATTGCCAGATTCTGACCTGGCAGAATTTGATAGTAATTTAAACATAGACAGGGCGTATGATGTAACTCCGGCTAATCCATCGGACAATTCTGGGAATTTGTTAATATCACATGGACAACCTAATAGTACTTTCGGATTAAATTATAGTTGTTCCCCGGTTTGTTGCAGTTCGCAATATCCTCCTCCATTCGATCCAGGATACTCTAAATTAGACAAATATTTATTGGCCAACAAAGACAAGTATGTAACGACTAATGCTAATTGTAAAAATCCGTGGCAAAATAGTGGTTGTATATGTATTGGCAAGGACGAAGATGACTTTTTATCTACAAGGGGAGGTAATATGCGATGAGCTATTCTATATTTAGCTACTTAAATATAGAAGTTTATGACATTAGTTGAAATTAATTAAAAATTATTGTGTTTTTATAAATATGTCTCATTATTACGAAAGAAACATTACTGAAATAAAACAAGAATATACTCAGTTTTTGTTAACTGTTCTGACCCCGTTAATATATGATGGATTAAAATCAATTTATTCTGATGCAATTAAAATAGAAACAAAAATATTAAATTCAGAAAATGATATAAAAAATCCAGGAGTATTAAAAATTTTTCAAAGTTTATTAAAAAATGTACAAAAATTTAGTTCATGCGAAATAGAAAATGAAAAAATGAGAATTAAAAATAGCAGTATGTGTTCAGATATATTTGAAGAACTTATAAAAGCAGTAATTAAAAGCAATATTATTTTATTGACATATAATAATTCCGGGAATAAAATAGAGTTAGTGGAGCAAAAATATCACGAGACAGTAGATATTGATAAATTTATACATAAATGTTACATAGAATCTGCCAAACAATTATACAACTGTCCAGAATTATTTTGGCATAAAAATAAAAATATGACTATTCAAAAAAATAAGAGATACATAAGTGAAATAATAAAAAATGGAATACATAATTCCATACGAGGAGTATTGCCGATGAACTTAATATTGGTCGAATATTTAAAAAATGACTATGCGCAAAAAGCATTAAACAATTATGACGAAACGTATGAAAAAATAAAAATTATGTTACAAAATAATAAGTCAGAATGTAATAAATATTCTGATGGCACTGGCATAGTGTCTAATAAAAATGACCAACATGCAATAATAGATCCAATTACCAATAATAACGAAAATATTGATGACGTTGTAGTTCCGGATAAAATTCCAGAAATTATTCATGTCCAATGCAATGATAATAAAATTCAGAAACAAATGGAAAATCATATTAATAGAGCCAACTTAAATGACATTGAAAATAACGCAAAACATAGTGAGATAAAACATAGTGAGATAAAACATAGTGATATAAAGCACAGTGATATAAAACATAACGATATAAAACATGAGAGTGATTCCACGGAAATAGTTCAAAATAATATTCAAAAAAAAATTAAATCTTTGATAAAGAATTGTGATAACCAGTCTGAAATAAAAATAAATAAATCGGCAAATATCCTTTCTAGTTCTGAATTTATAAATAGATTTTTGGATACGTAATGTGTGAAAATGTGGGTTTATTTTATGTTATTATATAATATATAATAATGGATAATTTAATGAACCCGTTTGTTTGGAGCTTGTCTTCCGGAGCAATAGCGTACGCAGGTGTAAGATATTATCAATCGACTAATCTTAAAAAAGATAAAAAAAATAAAAAAAAGGCGTTCAAGCATGATTATTACACAATATTAATACCGATACTGATAGCGTGTATTATGTGGATAATAATATATTATTTTAAGCAAGATATATCAGAGAATGTTGACGGAGCATCTGTCGGGGGAAATGCTGATAAAATAGATACTCCTAATTCGTTCAGAATAGCAAAACCTGGGCTTAATATTCCAGACATTGATGATCAATTGCCAGAAGTTTTTATTAATACGTTATAAATAAGACGTTATACACATACTAAGTCTGTTATGTTTTCTTCTTTTATACACTTGTATGTATCGTAATTATCATTGTAATATAATTGTATAATTTTTATAATAAATTCAGAGTAATCTTTAGTTAATTCTTCTTTTATTATTTTTGTCAATAAATTTAATCTGTTCGTTAATTTAATATTAACTGGTGCATTAATATTTTTAATTTTGTCTGGATTAAATCTTATAAAAATAACTGATTTCCCTCCAATTCCATTTACTATTTCGTTTATTCTCGAACATTCGCATGTATCGTTATATGATACATGCTGATTTTCGTCTATTTCCACTATTACACAGTGTTTATTTAATTCAAAATAAATGTCTGGGCGTTTTCTAGAACAATTAAGCATTTTGCTGGAATTATATTCAAAGTTTGTATCGATATTCTTTCTTAGGTATTTTACTATAGTGGATTCTATTTTATTTTTTGTTTGCTGACAATTTTTACAGATAAAATCAGATGTTTCTTCGATATCACAATATTTGCATTTTCGTTTTATTAATATTTCATATTCTTTTTTTGGACAATGCATCAAACAATATTTAATATTATCTACTTCGAATTCATATTCTTTATTACATTCTAATATCGAACATTTTTTAGATAATATAAGATTTATCATGTTGTCTTTTTTATGTTTATCGCAAAATTGAGGTCTCTTATCAGATAATCCGTATACTGCGTTTAATTGACACGAACTGGTCTGACAATATTTATAACATAAATTTATCATATTAGGCTCTTTATGCTCTACACAATATATCATTTTGTGTTCGATTGGAAAATTATAGTATGCTCTCTGAGTGCATTTTATGCATTTGTCGTGTGATACATCTATCATATTATCTTTTTTATGCATAGTGCAATACATAGCTACTTTATCAGTCGCATAATTATATAAAGGAGTCTTGTCACAGCCATCTTCTGAGCACTTTGGACTTTTAATATTTATCATATCCTTTTTTTTATGAGCGATGCAATATATTGGTCTTTTTTCACCAGGTATATTAAAATTAGATTGTTTATTGCATCCGTCTTCTATACATCTGTAATGAGTTACATCTATCATATTATTATGTTTATGAATTGCGCAATATTTCCCAGATTTTTGATCAGGAGTATTAAAACTTGCGCGTTTTGTACAACCGGATTCGTTGCATTCTTTGTGTTTTTTATTTAAATTAATCATATTATTTTTTTTGTGCATGTTACAGTATAATGTAGATTTTTGACCTGGATAATTGAAATTTGGTCTTTTGTTGCATCCATTTTCTGCGCACACTTTCTCTACTAAATTAACCATTCCTTGTTCTTTGTGAATAGAACAGTATTTGGTAATTTTTTGATCTGGAAAATTAAAAACTGGTCTTGTCGGACAACCTTCATGAAAACAAGTTTTATGTTTAACATCAAACATATTTTCTTTTTTATGATCTTTGCAATATAATGCTTTTATTTCGTGAGCATAATTATATGTGGGTTGTTTTTTGCAATTATTTTCTATACATTTGCTATTTTTAACATCCACCATTCCGTCTAATTTATGCGATGAGCAATATAATGGAATTTTTTCAGTGAGAAAATTATAGTTCGATTGAATATTACATCCCTCTTGTGCGCATATTTTATCTGATACATTTATCATATTAATTTTTTTGTGTTCTTTGCAATATAAACTAGTTTTCGTGCCTGGGTTGTTATATGTTGGCATAATTAGACAACCATCAAAAGCACATTTCTTTGTCAAAATATTTATCATATTTTCTTTCCGATGATCATGACAATATAAAGGTTTTTTTCCTATAATATTATATGACGGATTTTTAGTACATTCCTTTTCTGCGCAACATTTTGATTTTATGGTAATAGTGGACTTCATTATTATTTAGGTTAATATGGAGATGACTCTATTAATTAATTGAATATTAACATAAACATTTCAATTTTTGGTCGAAGAATGTTATATAATATAACTCTGGTATTATTTATATAACACATGTCGACAAATATGGATAAAAATTTAAAAGCGGCAATGTCAAATTCTATACCAGTAAAAGAGTTTATATTAAAAGATATGTCCGCATACCCTGCTATTTTGCTAATAGGTAAAAGGGGAGCCGGAAAGTCTGTCCTGATAAAGAACATAATATACCACTTCAGAGACATACCTGTAGGTATAATTATATCACCCACAGACCGAGTCAATCAATATTACAGCAAATTTGTCCCGAGCGCATATGTATATAATAATTACAAAAGCGACATAATTCGCAAGATATTAGCCAGACAAACATATATGAAAGAAAGAAACGAAGATCGAATATCAAGAGGGAAAAAACCATTAGATGCCAGAGCGTTTATTGTAATGGATGATTGTTTAGGGCAAAAATTCTCATGGTCTAAGGATCAACCGATCCAAGAGTTATTATTTAACGGGAGACATTACAATATTATATATATTCTTGCTATACAAGACCCAATAGGTATTCCTCCAGATCTTCGAACAAATTTCGATTATATATTTTTATTGGCTGACGATATTATTTCAAATAGAAAAAGATTATATGAACATTATGCCGGAATATTTCCATCATTAGATTCATTTAAACAAATATATGAAAAACTCACTGAAAATTATGGCGCTATGGTTATAGTCAGGGCAGGTCCATCTGTCGGACTGTTAAATAAAATATTTTGGTTTAGAGCAGAAGATTTGGCTAATTCCAAATTTACAATAGGATGTAAACAATTTAATAAATTTGATAATAAAAATTATAATTCAGATTGGGGAAAGAAAAATAAAATATTTGACATTAATAATTTTTATAATACGACAAAAAGGCACCCTAACATTGGGGTTGAAAAAGTAGAGGGCGACAAAAAATAAATTACTTTTTATTGTTAATAAATTACTTTTTATTGTTAATAAATTACTTTTTGTTGTTAATAAATTCTCTTATTTTAGAAATATTTTCTTCGGCAGTGTGTTCAGAAATTGGCTCATTAGAATCTGACGTAATTATTTTTCTATTTTCGTTTGGATCTATTGGCATTTTTTTAGTTTCTTTTACTTTTACTTTTTCATTTTCTCGTTCCGAAAGTTTCTTTTTCAATCGATCATATGTTCTCCTCAAATTTTTCCCTTTATTTAGTTGAGCATTTTTAGAAGTATTTTCTTCTGGCTTCTTTTCATCGATATGGGTATCTTTATTGTTATCTGTCTCATTTTTTTGTTCTTTAGTTTCATATGCGACGGATCCTTTCTCGCTCATTCCATTAGTAATAGTATCGGCAGTTCTTTGTTTATGCGCATCGTCTTTTTTATCGATTTGTTCCTTTTTTCTTCCTACCAGTTCATTCAAATCATCTATTTGTTTATCCTCCTGAGCTTTCATTAATTTTTCTAATTTTTTATTTTTATATTTTTTATTAGTTACGGTCATCGGATCCGGATCCCATGGTAGCCATTTACCGACCTCGCCAACAAAAACGTCAAAGTATTTATCTTTGTTTTGTAATTTTTCAGCATATTCGTTGGCCTGGACGTCGGTAGGAAATACTCCTCTTATCTTTACTGACCTCACATTAGTATTCATTATTCCTTCCGGAGATATAAATGACACGCATACCCAATTTTGTCCGGAGATTGGTTCGTCTTCGTCGAGGTGATCGATTTTTGTATATTTGTTTTCGACATCTTCAGTTTTAATCTCGTCAGTTTCATCACCAGCCTCAATTTTTATTTCATCAGGAATGTTTTCGTTTATTTCAGTATCATCATACGATGTTACTAATTCCGGGAATTCTGAAGTGTTTTCCATTAATAAATATATATTAATGAATAAACTTTAAGTTGTATTAACTCGAGCAATATTTAGATTTGTTCTTTCGATGCCATAAAAACTAAATAATATGAGCCCAATAATTTATGCGCCAGTGTTTAGAAGAATAATAATATTAGAAGAAGGCACATTGTTTTATATATCGATGTAAATTATTCAAATTGCATCAAGGCATACAATATATAGATCCGTTATTTTTGGGGCACTATTGCGCGTAGGTATGATAATATTTTCATTTTTCTTTTCATACCATATGCCAGGAAGAGATACATATATCGATAATTATGCTAATCAGGATTAGCGCGCAAATAATTATATTACTAATATGTCTTTAGTTTGTTACGCTCGACTATTAGTATGTAATATTAATTTGCGCTAATGGCTGGCAAAATATTGAATTATATTTTCAATAAAAAGGCAATATATATATATTATGTAATATACAAATGATAGCATCTATTATTGCTGTTCTGGCAGTGGTTGGAATTATAACACTAATACTCCAAGTAAAATTCGTGCCAAGCCCACATATGGATTTTTACGGTTCGTAAAAAAGTATTGATATATAATAGAACCAATAGTAACTGCGATAATGTTCGGCGGGGTTTATGTGATATCTGTAATTATAGCATATAACATGCCAAACAATCGCACAAATAACAATTCTATGACGAAAGGCATTAGTATGTAAATTGTTTAATTATTTATATTATATAACTAATTAAACGGCATATTGTGAAATATATTACAATGTCTTACTAAAATAAACTATCGGTAAAAATTGATGTAATAATTATATGAACTTAATGTGTGGTATATTAAAATTAGTATAACAATGCCAATAATTAAACTTAATGTAGGAGGTGCAAAGTTTATAACATATGAATCGACTATAATACCAACCTCTGGTTTTTTTGAGGCACTAATAACAGGAACTCATAAAATGGAAACTATGATAGATGACTATTATTTTATTGATAAATGTCCAAAAATATTTGAGTTTATTTTGAGCTGCCTGAGAGGAAGCATTTATGAGATCAGCGATTTTAATAAATTAATATTGAGAGATTTAGATTATTACATAATAGATTTAAACAAAATTAATGTATCATATTATGAATCGCATGTCACCTTATTGTCATATTTAAAATATCAAAATAAAGATAAGGATTTAGCAGTTATTAAAAATATTTATATCAATCAATCTGCTACAAAAAACTGCAATTGTGATAAAATTTTATGTCAATCATGTGACACAATTATAAATAACGAACATTATGACATATGTTATAAATGTAGATGCAAGGGAAGTATTGATCGCCCAGTGTGCAATTTGCCATATATATATGATGATTCGAGATTATGCGAAAAATGTAGTAAATCGCTTAATAAAATTGGACGTAGTGAATTGTGTCGATTAGATATAGAGCCCATAGTAACATTACACATTGATATATACGAATTGTATAGAGTATTGTTAGCCAAACATACAGAACTAAAAAGTATTTCTGGGATAGATCGCCGGTTAGCCGAAGTAACAAATAAAATATTACATTGGATTCAACACGTTGAAATATTAGTGAATTGTCATAATCATATTATTACTGGCAATTATACTATGCGAGATAATAGGGTATAAGTCATATAGTATTCAATAAATATAACTTTTATATATACGCCATATATAAATTATATAGATAAAACAGAACATTATATAAATCAAAATATATTTAAAACGAACTATGAAAATCCCATTCGAGAAATTGGCAAATTTTTTGCCAAATTTTATCTTGAATTTTTAATTTTTCGGTACTTTTTAACAGACAGAAATATTTAGCGTGATCTGGTTTTCCCATTACGAGAAAAATTTTATGCAACACGAAAGAATAGTTAAGAAAATTTGACCGATTTTGGGGGCGAAATTTTTTGAATGGTTCTTCCAACATCATAAATCTTTTTTTAACTTCTTCTTCTTCTAATCTAGATAAAAAGGGTGGCGGTGTTTTTGTTATTTTACTAAATATATATTGGATATTTTCGTAATATTTATTTAATCTGTGTTTTTTTAAAATGTCTTTAATTATTCTCAGGGTTACATATTTTATATTAAATTTTTTTTTATTAATTTCGAGATGAATAGTGTTATAAACTGAGGGAGGGATACTGATATTTTCTTTTGATTGGAATTGGTTTAATTTTTCTATCAAATGATTTATTTTTCTGTACGGATATTTGGGTTTATCATTAATTACGTCTTTATGACTAGGTATTTCACTTTCTATTATAATTTGTTCAAAAATTCCACATATTTTACATACGCGCATTCCTTCGGACTGTATTAGTAACATCTCAATGTTGCAGTTTGGGCACATTTGTTGCAATTCCATTTTAATTTTTGAGCACGAATATTCGTTATCCATAATTGTCAAATATTCATCTTGAAGGGTTGCCTTATTTGAGGTAATTTTTTCTATTTCGCAAATGTTAGGATTATTGCCTGACAGAAATGTTAAAATTGGTTGTTTATTTTTTGTTGCGATACTTCTTTTTTTGACCTGTTTTTTTATTTTTTTTTTAGATTTGCTATATAATCCTAATCGGAGCAGATCGTCTGATTGAGGGTGTAGGGATTTTGCATTATTTTGAATATGTTTATCTATCCAATCGCTGTTACTTGAATTGCCGACAATAGACTCGATGCATTGTATACTGTTAACCACTTGTCCAGTTTTATTATCATCGTTATTGTGATAATTGTTACTATTGTTTACAGAGTCTATAGTATAATATTCGAACAATATGTCAGAAATTTTGCTATAGTATTCTAATTCCTCTGAATTTTCTTCTATTTGGCGGATAGATAATTCTAATTCTTCTATTTGTTCTTCGTATGTAGAATATTCCAACACGTAATTAGTGTTATTTTTATCTATTATCATACTTTGTTCCCGCAAATCATTTAGTTGAGCTATTTTGTTATCCAAGTGTTCTTTATTATATTTAAACGAGTTGATTTGATCGATGTGTATTTCATCTAGTGTTTTAATGTCCATTCTATATTTTGATCTGGTCGGTTTATGCTTGAACGACATATATAATATTATTAATGGTGTTTAATATCGTTATTTGTTAAGTATGTATATATATATTATTTTACACGCTCTAAATTTATAAAGCATAATACGTATAGATATATACGCTTTATTGGAAAAATATTACATAAAAAATAATAAAGCCTTTATTTATAATGCCGGGTGGTCTAATGCAGCTAGTATCATATGGAGCACAGGATGTATATTTAACAAGCAACCCTCAAATAACATTTTTTAAGGTTGTATACAGAAGATATACAAATTTTGCATTGCAGGTTGACGAACAAAGCATAGAAGGATCGGCGACTGGAAGCAAATCGATTGTAACCTTGTCGAAAAGCGGGGATTTAATATCTCACTTGGGAATAAAAATAAGTATTGACGATGTGTATGATTCGCAAACATTTATTAATAACAAAATGTATCAAGTGGCATGGGTAAGAAAACTGGGACATGTTTTATTAAAATCAATAGAAATAGATATAGGAGGAACAAAAATCGATAAACAGTATGGCATGTGGCTTGATGTGTGGCATAATTTATCTAGCAGTTCCAGCCAAGAAAGTAGTTACCGAAAACTTATAGGGGACATTCCAGAATTGACGGATTTAAAAAAATATGATGATGAGGATGCGTTGCCTAAATACAATATGTATATACCATTACAATTTTGGTTCTGCAAAAATTCTGGCTTAGCGATACCATTGATAGCAGTTCAATACCAAGACATAAAAATAACAATCGAATTTGAAGACATATCCAAGCTACTAATATGGACAAGTAATCATAACACCAATCAGCCTAATTTTCCACAAAAAGATCTAAATGCGAGTCTAATAACAGAATATGTGTTTTTGGATACAGAAGAGAGAAGGAGATTTGCTCAAATGAGTCACGAATATTTAATCGAACAGGTACAATATAACGAATTTAATTATATAAAAGAAAACACGAATAACTTGCACAAACTTAATTTTAGTCATCCATCAAAGGAGATTATTTGGGAAATGTCAGTGGGAGCGTTTAATGGAGGAGTATCTAGCACGTTTAATAACAATCGTTTTTTAACGCACAATAATACAGACGATTCGGCGTCATGGAACACTTCTATTAATAACACTGCCAAAGGAATAATAGAATCGGCTATTATTGACAATGCTTGTTATGTTACTAATTTAACAACGATTTCTGCGATATATAACGAATATACGATTCAGATTAATGATTTATATAGTGGAAACTATTCAGATATTGAAATACATTGTATGAACGATCACATAGTATATATTAGATTAGAATTAATAATTGAATCCTCGAACGATGCCACTGATTCTACGGACGAAGTGTCATTATTTAGTTACTATACGTGCGAATCTAATGGCAATACGCTACCCCTGATCGGATATGCGGGATATGATTATTTAAGTATGATAGATTCTGCGACATTGCAGATAACACTACAAGATACTAATGGGACATTTATTTTAAACAAAGTAAAATGCGTAAGTATCGAGCATAATTTATCCATTAAAGAATTATCTATTCCGCTGGGAGATAGTAAAAACGGGACGTTTTATGATAACAGAAACAAGATATATTATAACAGTGGCGGAGTTATGGAATTTAACAAAGCGATGTATAATAAACTTGGAGTCAACAATATTGATTATTATATTATCCAGCCGACCAATTATGGATTAAGGCTGGATGGTAATGGAAACCCAGTATCTAGTGGAAAATTAAAACTTAACGGATATGACAGATTCCGAGAAATGGACGGCAATTATTTCAACTATTATTTGCCAAAAATTCATACAAGGGCTCCATGCGATGGAATTAATATATATAGTTTTTCGTTATACCCCGAAAAACATCAGCCGTCCGGTACATGCAATTTTTCTGTAATAAACGATATTATTTTAGAATTATTATACAAAGATAAGTATCGAGTTTCAAACAAAGATAAATTATTTTTAGATTATACAACTGGTTCGATATTAAGAGTGTATAGCATAAATTATAACGTCTTTAGAATTATTGGAGGATTCGCAGGAGTTGCGTATCTATAATTTATTTTATTTTAAACTCAATAAATTCACGATTAATTGTTACAATATTAGTACGGCTATATTTGACAGCTTGTTGCATAATGACATAATATATGCAGGCATCGAACACAAACAATAACGTCGGTCTAATATATTATTATACGTGATTTATACGGGCGGACTAAAAATTTTATATAATATATAAATATAATAATGGGAGGCGGTTTAATGCAACTAGTAGCCTATGGCGCACAAGACGTATATTTGACAGGTAATCCACAGATTACATTTTTTAAGGTCGTTTATCGGCGACATACTAATTTTGCGATAGAAACTATTGAGCACCCGATAGATAGTGCTAAACCTGGCGGAAGGTATACTATAACTATTCACCGGAACGGAGATTTGGTCAAAGACATGTGTCTTAGAATGAAGATTCCCCAAATTATTAAATCGGAACTAAGTGCAAATGTCACACATATTGCATGGGTTCGAAGACTTGGACATGCTATTATTAAACAAATAGAATTTGAAATTGGTGGTTCGAGAATTGACAGACATTATGGAATTTGGCTTGACATCTGGTATGAACTGACTCACACTACCGACCAGGAAAGGAATTACAAAGCGATGATCGGAGATGTTCCTGAATTGACAGAAGTTAGATCTACTGCTGGACTAAGCGATACATCGGTAGTAGTGCCAATGTACAACATATACGTACCATTCCAATTTTGGTTCTGTAGGAATACAGGACTAGCATTGCCATTGATCGCCCTACAATATCATGAAGTACGAGTTCATATTGACTTTGAATGTATCAATAAATTGCTAATATGGGCAGGAACAACTTCTCCACCAATGTGTTCATTGTGTTTCACTAATACTGGAATTTTTGGTTGATTATGTGTACATGGATTCTGACGAAAGGCGAAGATTTGCACAGGTCGGTCATGAATATTTAATCGAACAAGTACAGCATCCGGGAGAACAATCAATTTTTGGATCGAGCAATTCTACATATTCTGCTCCCATTAACCAGAGATTCAATCTCGATTTTAATCACCCGTGCAAAGAATTAGTGTGGGTAATGAAGACAGGAGCATTTAGCGGAGAATGTATGGTAAATTCATTCAGTAATAGTTCTACCTTTTTGACATATTCTCACACTGATGATTGGAGCGATGCACTTTCTAATACGGCAAAGGGATTGGTTGAGGGATTATTTACTCAAACTGCAACGGCAGTAACTCCGGATTTGTATCATAAACCTGACATTGAGATGAATAAATGGAATATTTATCCGGTCCATCGATCGAGATGTAATATTGGAGAGGCAAAAATAGCAGTAACCTGGTCATTTGACAATGAATTGAATGTGAAGAGAGATCCGATTAGTTGCCCATACAGCGGACAAGATTTTGACAACAAGAGCGATGAAATTCTTATCCCAACATTTATGACACAGTTGGACCATCTTGTCCCAGGAGAAATGATTGAGCAGGAGAATTATTTTGATATGGATAGGCTGAGTTATTATTTGGAATCTCCTCTATACATGTGGCATGGCTCGAGGCCAGCTGCAAGTACAGCAATCAGTACTATGTGCCCACAATCGATTGCGACATCTTATTATGGATTCGAGGATTCGAACTGTTTGTTTGATGCGATGGATTTCATTGATTATGCAGAAGTTATTTTGCATTTGACACACAGTACTACATTCCAAGGCGCGTCATACACTCAATCACAATATGATGCGTATGGTGATCTTTCTTTGGCACAGAAACAAGCGATGTCAGCCGCTAGTGCCATTTCTGGTGCAAGTGCTCATTTTGAGTTTGATGTAACTACTGCCAATAGGCAATGCACTATTAGTAAAGTAGAGTGCGTGAATGTGACTCATAGACTCACAGTGAGGGATATGTCGCTGCCTGTAAAGAGTTATCCGAGTAAATTCAGAAGAACTGACTTGGCAGGTCCCCATAACATTGAATACCATGTTGTCCAATGTAATAACTATGGGCTTCAGTTGGACGGAGTAGGTAATCCAGTATCGCAGGCAAATATTCAATTAAACGGACATGATAGGATGGATCCACAACCAGGTAGTTATTTTAATTATTATCAAACTAGGTGTCATACTAATTCTCCGGCTGATGGAGTTAATGTATATTCATTTGCTATTCATCCAGAACAGCATCAACCTACTGGATCTGCCAATTTGTCAAGAATTGACGCGACACTATTAGTTTTAGTGCTAGGCGACACAGTTAGATCAAAGTGGGTATCGAACGGAACAGTTCCTCCATTTGATTATTTGACTAATTCCAAGATTTACATTTTTGCTGTCAATTATAATGTGCTAAGGATTATGAGTGGAATGGGAGGATTGGCATATTCCAACTAAATATGTTGTATATTTTTGGCGTTTAATATAAAAGTTTTATATTCATAATTTGAGTTATAATTTGAGTTATAATTCGATTTATAAATAATTTTATATTTAATTTGACGGACTGGGTGATTTATTTCTCGCGCAATAAAATCCAAAGTAATACATTTATTATTAATAAAATAGTGTATTAATATATAACGGGATGGCTTTTTTTTGTAATATAAATGAAGCATATTCGAATAATAATAATTTGGATACTTTGGCCAGAAAAGTAAACGACAGAAAAAAAAACAAGTATATAAATTTTTTTTCAGCGCAGGGAGATTACGAAAATGATAATATAATAGCCACTGATAAGTCAGTGAGTATTGATTCGCCATCATATAATCAATCGGTAGGAATATCGAGCGATGAACAGGATGACAAATTTACAGAGAACGATAATGACAATATAATTTCGAGCGATTCGCCTAACGATAATATGAGTAGCCCAAAAAAATTTATCAAAACTAATAGTGAAACAGATACAATCAATTATGAAAATACAGTTCATAAAAAAAATAAAAATAATTATAGTTGCATGATAAAGGAATTTATTATAATATGTATTCTCGGATATTTGATTATATTTATTCTGGATGTACTGATTCAGAATTTGATTTAACTTTTTTATTTTCTTCTAAAAAATACCAAGTAATAAATAATCTTGCTTCATCGACGAGACACGTATTTAATGACTGTTCTTCTAGTCGTACAGATATATGTCTCAAACATTCGAGTGGGTCATATGCTTCGCACTTTAATGTATTTGCTGGCACTGCGAATATTATATCACATAAATTTTTACTATCAGCCAGCAATATTGCTTTACAGCATTTATCATACTGGTATGAGTGTTGGATATTTTTTTCGTTTGTCCTTTTATATTTATTCATTAAAAGTTTATCTGAACTAAAAAAATGTGTATTTTGGCAGTTATCATTATTGAGTACAAGTTTATTGTTGGGTATTTTAATATTATCAATATTTAACATTTCATTATTTTTATTGCATTGATCCATGTCTATATTATAAATTTAAGATTATTTATAAATAATATAGACATGGATACTACCGAGGCGAACAATAATAAAGATAAAATAAATAAATTACTGGAGCAATCTGATATTAAATATTTAATAGATAATAAAATATCTGAAATTATTAATAGCAAAAATAATGTTGACAAAATAAATACATTGGTGTTGAGTGGCGGAAGTGTTAAAGGAATTGCGCATATAGGAGCAATTGTTGCTATGGATGAACTATGTATTTTAAATAGTATTCATACATACGCAGGTGCTTCTATTGGAGCAATACTATGCACTTTGTTGAGTATTGGATATTCGGCAAAAGAACTAAAGAAATTTATATACATATTCGATTTAGATAAATTTAGACCTGCCGATATAAATATTAATCGGATAATCGATGATTATGGACTAGATACGGGCAACAGATTAATAACAATTATTTCTAAAATGTTTGCCATGAAAAATTTTAACCCAAAGATCACTTTTAAAGAGCATTATGCGAAAACCAATAAAAAATTAATAATAACGGGAACGTGTCTAACCAACAAAACTCCGTATTATTTTTCTTTTGATAAATTTCCAGACATGGAAATAATATGCGCGCTGAGAATATCGGCGTCATTTCCACTAATGTTTACTCCGTGTGAATTTGATGGAAAAATATTTATTGATGGAGGATGTATAGACAATTTCCCCATACATTTATTTAAAAATGATTTAGCATCAGTTATTGGAGTTTATTTATGCGACAAGAGAAATACGGAACCGGTAATTAATGGGATAGGAGATTTTTTATCAAATATTTTAGAATGTTTTTTAGAAAATATAGCGATACATTGTCTTGATGGGTTTGAAAAAAGGACTATTCGAATTGATTTGAGTGGCGCCAATGTCTTAACCACTGATTTACAAAAAAAAGATATTTATAATATATACACTGTCGGATATTTTACCACGATAAAACGAATAAAGGATATATTCGCATCAATAAATATGAATTGATGCGAATATATATATAGATTAGTTTACTAATCCATATATATAATAAATGGATGAAAATAATATTAATGACAATGCCGGAAATAATGATTGCAGATCCAGCGAGACGAATATGTTAGTGAATGTTTTTGCCAACAGCGAAAAATTAATTTCCCCTGAGAAAAGATGGGAATATACTGCAGAAAATCCGGAGGAGGATATTGTTGCAACTGAATTAGACCATAAGGTAGAAGAGCTCGAAAGGCCAAATAACGCGTCATACGCACAGGATAACGATATTAAAAACGAGGACAATAATAGTACTGGAGATAAACAATTTAAAGATTTTCAATATTCGCGCGCGAATTCTAACGAAACAAAATCGAAAGAAAACAATGACAATGATTTATTATATAAAAAATTAAATATGTTAATGAAACTGCGAGAATTGAGAGATTCCGGCGTAAAACTGAGCGAAAATTATGGAATGCATTCCAGTTATGAAAAAATGGAAATGGAGTATAAAATGCATTATGATACGCAAACTAAGACGGATTTTGTAGAGTTTATGTCGCATATGTTAGTTGTTTCTGCGAAAGGGCTAGAACTATTCAATGATGCATATAATCCTTTTGAAATTAAAATGGGCGGACTAAAAGATATTATTTCGTCAGACATATCCAGTTATTACAGAGTTTTAGGGGAAATTTACGAAAAGTACAATACTCCCGGCAAAAGTACCCCACCAGAACTCAAATTATTACTTCTTTTTTGCGGATCAGTATCGCAATTGCAAATAAATAATTTTGCCCCGGTGCTATTTGAGAAAATGTCTAAACAATTTATGAAGAATGATGAAAATAATACTGCACGCACTAAAACGACAAATGATGAACAAAACAAAGAAGAGTTTTCTTACTCGCAAAATAATGAAAATGTGGATGACTTGAGGCAAAAAGCATTAAGCGAATATCAAAATCGGAAGAAGAGCTTACAGAAAGAAACAATAAACGACAGGGAAGTACTGGAGAAAAAAATGAAGACGTTAACTTCATTGAGGGACAAAGAACAAGAATATGCACAAATGCAACAAATGCAATCTGAAAATTATAACAATAATTTTAAAAATTCATTATTGTTATCGAGCGAATCGCACAATAACGGGAGCGATTGTAAAATAAATAAAATTTTAGAAAAAATGAATAATACTAACAGCAGTGCGGGAAGTAATAATTCGAGATTATCAATAAATCCATGCAAAGATAGCATACTTACCTCTTCTGAATCAAATGGAGGGATTAAATATGGAGACATATCATTCGGATCGAACAAACAAAAGAACAATAAGAAAAAATAAATGAACAACTAATATAAAGAGACGACATATTATTACATATTATTATGAATATTACAAATAATACTAATGATATAATAATAAGGAAGAGAGGAAGGCCAAGAAAAAACATTATAGACACTAGCGATAAGAAAAAAATTCCTAACGATATATCGCATAAAAAAAACAATGATAATGAAGAAATCATATTACACTTGCAAATAAATTCTAATTCAGAATCTGACAGTGAGTTTAAAGAAATTAATAAATTAGAGACAGTCAAAGTTGCAAATAACAAAGACAATGATGAAAGCATTTTAAAGAAAAAAAATGACTTAATAAAACAACTAAAATCAAAAATCAGTAAATTGGTATCAAATCAATGTGATTTTAATTCTTCTGAATCATTAAAAAAATATCATTCGCTAAAAATCGTGGACATGAATAATAATAAATTACAAAAAATTAATGCCAAATGTTGGTGGTGCTGTCATTATTATGATACGTTTCCGTGTTTTATTCCAGAAAAATATCAAGGAGAGAAATATTTTGTGTTTGGTTCATTTTGCAGTTTTAATTGTGCGCTGTCATATAATTTAGGTATGCATGACTATAGAGTAAAAACGAGAGAATCACTAATCAAGTATATATATTTATATATATTTGGCGAAAATAGTTTATTATTGCCTGCCCCAAAAAAAGAATTGCTAAAAGATTTTGGAGGAATTCTAACAATTACGGAGTTTAGAAAATGTTTTTCGACAATCGACAGTGTATACGAAATTAATATACCTCCATTGATACCAATGGTTCATGAAATAATATGCCCACAAACGATTGATGATTAATAAATGGTAGTGCGGCCATTATTAATTTTTATTGGGCAATATCTTTATTATTAGTATTGATACCAATATCTTTATTATTCTTAATACCAATGTCTTTATTATTAATACCAATATCTTTATTATTAATACCAATATCTTTATTATTATTATTAATACCAATATCTTTATTATTAATACCAATATCTTTATTATTATTATTGATACCAATATCTTTATTATTAATACCAATATCTTTATTATTATTATCGGTACCAATATCTTTATTATTATTATTATTTATTTTTTCTTTTTTTATACTATCCGATGCGTCGTTGCATATTTCGAGTTTATCTAAATATTTTTTTGGTATTTTGCTACCATAATAAGTTCTGAACGCCTGCAAAAATGCATCGCACATATCGTCTTTTTTTTTATTTTGATTTAATACTTTTTTAGAATTGTCTGGGATGAGTCGGTAGCAATATGTTTTGCTTAATTTTTTTGTCAATTGATAAACATTAGTTTTATTTTTTAAAGTTTTTTGTGTATTGTTCGTATCGACTTTTAGTTTCATTGACGGAGACACAAATTTAATTTCCCTGTTCATTTTATTGGTAAAATTGTTGTACGAGAAATATGAAAATAATATAAGAGATATAGATTTCATGGTAGGATTTTTGAAAGTTGGTTGATTTTCAATATAAATTTTGTTGACGGTATTAAAAATTATTTTCTCGTCTAAAATTTGATACATTTTATTGGCCAAATCATAAATAGATTGCTTATTGCAGTTTTGCGATGGTAATTTTTTGGCTTTATTATCATCGTTATGTTTTTTTATGTGAGCATTGCAATAATATTTATTATTATTAGCGTAATATGCTTTGCCTCCGCATTTTGTATTATTTTTTTTGACAAAATCGCATATATATTTATCAGTGTATAAACAAATAACATCCCATTCTATTATTTCAAAATCTGACTCATTAAAATCAATAACACAATATGACAGATTTTTGATTCCGACATCCCATGATAATATTCTGTTTGTGTATTTTGCGCCGTCCATTATTTAATAAACTAATCAATCATTTATATATTAATGATTAATTAGTTTATTAACTATAGATTGGTTTAACTGCGTGGATTAATCTCGACATATGTATGTTTATTTTTTATCAAACAAACATATAAACGAAGTATAATGAGCGCAGGAATATTACAATTAGTCGCCACAGGTATCGAAAATTTATATTTAACAACAAATCCACAAATTACTTTTTTTAAAATAGTATATCGGAGACACACAAACTATGCCAAAGAGCAAGTTCCTGTGTATTTTATAAAAAAACCTAACTTTGGGGAACATAGTACATGCATTGTTCCAATGAACGGAGATCTTATTAGCGGAGCGTGTATAGAAATCACGTTACCAAACATTCCATCCATGTATTCGTCTGAATTTGACGAGGTATCAGTAGTGAACTACCATGGAATAAAGCCATATAAATATAATAATTTTGCATGGGTCAAAAATATAGGGTTTGTATTGATAAAGTCTATTTCATTAGATATTAACGGAGTCATAATAGATAAACAGTATGGAGAATGGATGTATATATGGAACGACTTAACATCAATTAAAACGCGCGCCAGAGATAAATGCGTTGGGAATGTGCCAGAACTGTATAATTTTACGAACGGGAAAGATAGATATAAATTAATAATTCCGTTATATTTTTGGTTTTGTAAAAATGATGGATTTTCATTACCAATATCATGTATGCAATATAGTCAGGTGAAAATTATTTTAGAGTTGAGCGAACTGAGTAAATGTTATAAAATATCACCAACGCATTCAATAGAGTGTTATAATAAAATGGTATATTGTGAAAAATATGAACATTTAACACAAACCATCGACAACGATACATCCGTCGGGTTATTTATTGATTTTGATATTATATCCAGTCGTTTATATTACAACCAACTAACTGATAATACGTTCAAAACAGTTCCTAGTACTATTCCGCAGAACGAACTCAAATACTATCAAAATAAATATAGGATAGTGAATAGTAAAAATAAATTTGCAATAATACCGAAGGCGAACAGTCTTAATTCATCAACAAAATCTGTAAAAAATACCATTAAAATATTAAATAATTTAATACTTGATAGTTGTAGACTATTAATCGATTATATTTACGTAGATGATGATGAAAGATTTAAATTTTTTAATACAAAACATGAATATTTAATAGATCAGATATATTATACTCCTGATTTTAAAATAGATAATAATAATATTAAAATGAATGTAAGTGTCAAACATCCGTGCAGATTAATGGCATGGATTGTACAGGATACTGAAATATCAAAATACGATAATCCATTTAATTATACATCATCAACAGAATATATTAATAAGGTGATAGATTATTACGAATATGAAGAATGTAAAGATTCCAGCAAAATTATAAACGAAACTGTAAGTCTTAATGGGATTGACTTTATTAGTATCAGGGACGCCAAATTTTTTAATCATTGGCAAGAATATAAACATAATTTTAACAATATACCAAGGGGCGTGAACGTGTTTACGTTTTGTTTATTTCCCCAACACGGACAGCCATCAGGATCATGCAATATGAGTCAAATCGAATCTGTCCAAACAATAATGCAATTAAATTCTAATAATTCTAAAATTAATTTTAGGGCATATTGTCTAGTATATAATATATTAAGAATAGCTTTTGGATATGGAGGATTAGTATTTAATTGATTTAATAAAGGCAAATTTAATCGCTACAAATAATCTATCTTTTTGTATAATGTTAATATAGTAAATAAATGCCAGGAGGATTAATGAATATAGCTTCGCATGGTAATAATGATTTATATTTGACAGGGAATCCGCAAATAACATATTTTAAATATGTATATCGAAGATATACATCGTTTTCAATAGAATCCGTTAATTTAAGTTTAGATAATAAGATAGATTTTGATAAAGCCACTGAGATTATTGCACCTAGAGTCGGCGATTTAATACACAAAGGTTATTTAGAAATTCAAGTTCCGGCCATGTCAATTTATAAGAATGAGGTCGGTAATTATTATGGTGCCACTCAAATAGAAGACAATTATGACAAAAGTGCATATACTAATGATGAGTATTACGAACAATATACCACAAATATCAGTTCATTATATTCTCAAGAAATAAGTTATATAAATGTGCATCCATATGTAGGATACGGCGAATACTTTGATAACTTGTATGATTTATATTCAAATTCATTCGAAGTTTTTAATGAATCTGGATCAATAAGCAACGAATGGCTACAAAAAATAATGTCCCCGCAATCAAACCCTAGTTTATACATGACATATACAAGCAATGACTATGAAGTGATCGAAGGATATATTGCAATAGTTACGGGGTTATACATTATTTTATACAATATAATTATCGATAGCGATAACAACACAAGTACTATATCGCCACTAATTAAACAGGCTGGGATTGATTATTATGGTGGATTATCGAGCGAACAAACGGCCAGTATATTAAAATATAATAATTTATTAAAATATCACCACACATTCAAATATACCAGATCCGACATAATAACATATTATGTAAATAACGACATTATATATGACTCAAAAACAAAATATTTAGAATTATTAAATAATTTTTTAAATGAATGGAAGTTAATACAAAAATATTATTATACAAAAAAGAGAGTAGCGTATGATAATTATATAGACTGCGCGCATGCTTGTTTGAAATTTGCGTGGGTAAAAAAACTAGGATTCGCAATAATAGATTATATAGAAATCTGCATTGGGGGACAAACTATAGATAAACATTATGGCGACTGGTTAAATATTTGGAACGAATTGACATGTCATTCCAGAAAAAAAAAAATATTAGACGAAATGATTGGGAATGTACCAGAACTTATCACATTTGACCGAACTACTAAGCCAAAATACACATTAATAATTCCATTGTGCTTTTGGTTCAATGAATATAATACCTCTTCGTTTCCAATGACAAGTCTCCAATACACAGATTTTAGTATTATAATAAAATTAAAAAAAATCGAAGAATGTTCATATATTGAACTTATTTTAAATAAAAAACCAGAATATAACCAGTACATATATAAAAAAGATTTGGTTGAAGTATCATTATCAGATTTATGGGAGGACAAGAATTTATCATTATCTGGGGGGATATACTTAGATTATATTTTCTTGGACGGTCCAGAAAGGAAGCGATTTGCACAATCGTCTCATGAATATTTAATAAATACTATGAATAGAACCGTCGAAGATAACGTGAGCCAGCAAAAAATGAGAATAAAAATAGAGTCAAATCATCCATGCACAGACCTATTTTGGGTGTGCCAAAAAAATGCATATGCGTCCGACGAAAGTTCAGAAATGTCATACTGGAATAATTATTCGACCGATAAAAGTTTGACCAACAATCCAATAATACACACAAGACTGGACCTGAATGGGCATACACGGCTAAATGATATAGAAGGGATTTATACTAATCATTACCAACCATATCTAAAATTTAATAATTCGGTCGACAATGGAATTAACATGTACAGTTTTAATTTTTCTCCGTTAGAACATCAGCCATCCGGGATTTGCAATTTTAGCCAAATATCAGACATAGTTTTTAATATGTCAATAAATCGTGACATATTTACCTATAAAAAATCAGAAGTTATTCCATACTTAATAGGACTATCCGATCCAGACGATGATACTTTAATCGGTATGATAAACTGCTGTAACTTTTTTAAAAATAAGGAAGTGTACAGTTCTAGTAGTTCTAACATTCGGATTTATACTAGAAATTATAATTTATTAAGAATAATTGGCGGGTATGCTGGGTTAGGATTTTAATTATATTTAGAATTAATATATAATGGGATCAGGAATAATACATTTAGCAATCAAGGGAGCAGAAGATATATATTTGACCGAAGATCCTCAAATAACTCTTTTTAAAACGATGTATAGGAGGCATACTAACTTTGCCAGTTTCGATAGAGAATTATATCCTTTTAATAAAATAAATTTCAATGGAAACGCCATTGTCAATGTCAGACCGATTGGTGATATATTATACGATTTACTACTGATAGTAAAACTTCCGACAATTTCGCTATTATCAAGAAATAATGAGAAAAAAATTCAATATTCGTGGGTGAAAGAGCTCGGTCACAAAATCATAAAATACATTACTATTAGTATAGGTGATAGAGAAATTGACACTCATACTTCTAGTCTAATGAGTTTTTTATCGAGAGTTGCTATATCAGAAGATCAGCGCCGATCATATGACATTAGGATTGGAAATATAGAAAATATGTACGAATACAATAATGATAAATCAGTGGATACGTTATACATTCCTATTAATTTTTGGTTTTGTAAAAATATAGGGAACGGGTTGCCGTTAATAAATTTAATGCATTCGAAAATTTCGATAAAGGTAAAATTTAATGATATATCTGATCTTTTAATTAAGGACGATTGGTTATACTTTGAAAAAAAGCCAAAACTGGAATACAAAATAATAGGAACATATATATTTTTAGACGACACTGAGAGATCCATATTTGCAAAATCGAAAATGGAATATTTAATAGAGTGTTATCAGTACTCAAAATTTGATGGAATATCCGGAAAAGATTTTGATGAAAAAAATATTATTAATATTCCCATAAATTTCTCGAACCCTGTAAAATATTTGTATTGGAACATAAAATATAATACTAAGAATAATAGAACTAATTCATCGAATTGGTGCAATTATGATTTAGATAAAAAATCTATTTCTCTTTTGCAAATAGAAATAAACGGCAAGATACGAGAATCTTTCAAAAATTACGAATATTATAATTTATATCACCCATATACTAAAAACATATATAATTTAAATCGCGGAGAGTTTGTGTATAGTTTTTCTATATACCCATTATCACCAATACAACCATCTGGCACATATAACATGTCACAATCGGACAGCGGAAATATTCAAATGGTATTCAACAGCGACGCAATATTGAAAATTATTCAGGGACAGTACGAGCTAGAAATAGAAGTTATTGCGTGTTCGTACAATGTATTATTAGTAATTGGAGGCATTGGTGGATTAAAATTTGTGTAATTATTAGATCGGTTCTTTCTTGGCAGAATGTTTTTTGACGGACTGTTGTGCGCCATGAAAGTTATCTCCGATCATAAATCCTAATTTATTACTAATCCCGAACTTGTCAGTATTAGATAAATCAGCACATATTTTTCCTTTTTGTAAAGCAGTATCATCTAATTGTCGCTGTTGTCTAATTTTTTCCATTTTTTCTTTTAAGGATGTACAGTCCAGCTTTTCTTCTTTGTATGGGTCAGGTTGATCGGCGTCTGACGCTGATTCTAACTCAGAACCTGAATTTGAATTTATATCAGAATCAATACATTTATCATCTTCGTCCGGTAAATTACTGATTTTTTCACCCATGCCGGAGTCGTTTACTGAACTATAAAATTTTCCATTATTTCCAGTATTAGTGTAGATTGCTCCGTAGTTATTAGATACATTAAAATCGTCAGTGCCCATATTAAAAGTGTCAATATCGTCGTAAGTAATAATTTGTTTAGATTTTCTAAATTTTTTCTCGAATTTTTTATTAAATATTTTATTAAAAGCATTAGGATCCATTTTATCAAAATTTTGAATACATTTAGGTTTATATTCTATATCGTCTATGTCTCTCTGTTGAATGAAATCTTCGTATTTTCGCTTGGCGTCGTCTTCAGGAATACTATTATTTTCGGGTTTGTCAATAACATATCCTCGCATATCATTCATTCGCTTCATTTCTTCATTAAAATTACTGGTGTGGTTAGTTTTAATATGAATTTCTTTCATTTGGTCACTAATAAATTCGCTGAAACCTTGTTTTAGCTTTTCTAAATCTTTCCTTTCTTTATGTTTTCTTTCTAAATCGTAAATCTTTTTTTTTTGTTCGTTGCATAAAACTGACCCTGCCTCTTTAACAAGAGAATATTTTTTTTTAATTTCGCTAGTTTTTGACAGATCCTTATTTTTGATTGTTTCCTTGTGCAGCGATTTGATTAAAACAAAATATGCTTTTTTTATATCGCTCGCTGAATCGTTTTTACGAACATTAAGTATTTTATAATAATTTTTATTGTCTTCTTCTTCTGAGGATATATTACAAGACGAATTGGAATCGGAATCAGAAATTAATTCCTCATTTTCATTTTTTAATTTCTTAGACATTTATTAATAATACTGTATTGTAATAATATATTCTTTTAAGTAATAAATAATAGACACTTTCATACTAGTATGCACAAAGTTAATATAGCGTACGCAAACTATTAAAGAATATTTATAATTTTGTCTGACATAAATTATATCAAAAATTATGAACTGTATAAATCAATAATGTGCGCAAAATAATTTTGATTAATCAACTAACTCATATTTAGCAATTTGCGAAAGATAAAATATTTTAAAATTTAATAGAAATTTGTTATGTGTATTAAATTGGTTAGTTATTATATAATAATATGGATATTAAATACGAAGCAATGTTTGTATTACATGCGCTCGGGGACACTCTCGGGTTTAATAATGGAGAATGGGAATGTAATTATTTTAGAAATCTGACTACACTGGAGACAGTAAACGAATTTATATATGATTTTATAGACAGAGGAGGAGTTAATGGAATTGATATTTCTGATTGGAGAGTGTCAGACGATACAATTTATCATATAGCCGTCGGCGAAATTATGTTAGAATATAAGCATGAAATAAGCGAGAAATTTTTATCTCTGTCCAGAAGAAAATTTCTAATCGCACATAACCAGATACAAGATGACATAGATGATAAACTAAATCCGATAGATAGAATACCGGGACTTACAATGACAAAATATATAGAAAAATTTCCAAACGATACAGATGCCATCAGTGAGCCGTATGATAAATATAGTGGAGGAAACGGAGCAGCTATGAGATCGTTGTGTATTGGTGCATGTTTGTTTGGAGAAAGAAATAGGCATGAATTAATAAATGTGAGCATACGATTGGGACAATTAACGCATAACTCGCCGATAGGATATTTGGCGGGCATGACTACTGCGCTATTTATAGCACTGGCCGTAGAAAAAATTCACATTAACGAATGGATATATAAGTTAATAACAATATTAAAATCTGAATACATTTCTAAAGGAATATATGAGACAAATAATCCGGGAATAATATCTGATTATATTACATATTTAAATAACTGGGAGAGGTATTTAGATATTAGGTTCAAAAACGGAAAACCGATAAAGACTAAATCCCACGCAAATATATTGTACAGAACCAAATATTATTTTGATAATTTTGTAAAGGGAACATACTCTGAAGGATATATTGGGTCGAGTGGATATTGTTGTAATATAATAGCATATGATACTGTTTTAGATTGCGACGGGAAATGGGAAAAATTAATTTTTTATGCGATATTAAATCCAGGAGATAGTGACACTATTGGTTCGATCGCTGGAGGATTATATGGGATACTTTATGGGTACGGAGACGTTCCTACAAAAATGCTAGAAAAATTAGAATTTAAAAAAAAACTAATTTATTTGTCAAATAAAATTTTTAAAAAACACAACCATTAAATATCAATATTTACGCGCGTATTTTTCGTTTATAAAACATTAATTTAATAAACTAGTGTTATTAAATTAAGAGGGATGATAAATAATCATTTACGGACTGATACTGTTATGTTTTGATTAATATGCATTATATTACTAATTTTTTTTTTTTAATTTAATTATATATAAGATGACATTTACTTCGGAACAGTCTGACCGGCTTTTTTTCCAATTTGGGAATAGCGCAAAGTCTCCAAAATTCCTTGTCTACAATGCCGAACATTGCAAATACGAAACCCGCGAAAGATGTTGGGGACATAGAACATTCAAAGAACTAAGTACACACAATGCTAAAATGATTTATTTAATGAAAGTATGGGCACATAATAAACGATCCGGTATTGAAAATTCTAAGGATTTAGATACTCATATTGATTTTGTAAAATTTATAATTCGATTGGGAAAAGTGCATCAACTTATCGATTCCCCAACGACCTCGAACTTATTAAGCGATGTTGTTAATGTTGAAATGGCGAAAATGCTGTCATCGAGAAACGCATATGCGGTTCATGCTAGTCAGTATGAAAAGGCGCATGCCTCTATAATTACACGAATAAATAGTATGAGTGACACAGTGAGTAAAAATAGTAACTTTCAAAAAATTAAAGATGATGGATTAGCATTGGCTTTTCTCGTGTGTCTTTGGGAGTTACTTAAAGCGCCAGACCGAGTAGTGGGGATGCTTGGAAATACACTTTATCCTGGGCCAGTTTATATTGACAGTAACGGAAAAATAGTTGGTGATGACGACAAAAAGGCCGCCGCGACTGAATATTTAGTATATCCGGGAGCTAGTAAATATGATATTGCTCATGGGCCTGTATATGATGGTGCGTTTCACCCGACTGAAATATTTGAAGTAGACCCAGATGACAAAGGTTCCCCAAAGAAGACCAAGACCAAGACAAAGACGGGAGCGGATCCAATGGGTTCACTGTTTGACAAGGAGGAGGAGCTGGACGAGGGTGATGACGATGAGAGCGAGGAGGACGATGATGACGGTGAGATCAAGGTAAAAACCAAAAAAGCAGTCGACAAAAAAGCAGCCGACAAAAAAGCAGCCGAAGCAAAAAAAGAACCCATTAAACTAAAAAGTGATAAGGACATTTCACATCATAACATAGGATACGAAGCTAATTATCCTGACTACGACCAAATAAAGAGTATATCAACACAGCCTAATTATCTTAAATTGAAAAGCCTTTTAAAAGCAGTAATTACTGCTTTTGTGGAAACTTTGAATAGTCCTACTAAACTAGATGTCGCTAGTAAACAAATGGTATTACGACCCTTTAATAGTATGCCATACAGTTCCGATAATTGCAATATCTTAGCTGCACTGTACTGCTTCATGACTACCGAGTATACTGATATTCGCCTAGAAGATGACGACATTGAGGGTGTTGGACCTTTGATAGCTTTCCCAAATTTTATGTACACGTTTTCCATGAATGAAACGGACAAAGATAATGCTTTGAGCGATGTGTATGTATATGCATATAATTACCATAACCTAACCGGCGTCGAAATGGACGAGTTAGCTTTTATGAAACAGTTCGCTACTTTGCTGGCAGACATACTAAAAAGTATTACTAGCTGTTCCAATGGCGAGTTTAGTGAGTTTGCAATCGCGGATTATCTAAAAAGGTGTAAAGAGAGTTTAAAATCGTTCACGGGTGTAATTAAAGCTGTTAAAACCGATACTGTCACACCGATTGACACAGCGTCAGAGGCAGTTGTTCGCTACTTATCCGAGGCAACTGCCGCAAAGGATCGCTCTAAATGGGATACTATTAAAACGACACCGATAGTCAAGGCGGGCGGTAAAACGCTAGACGAACTATACACTTCCATCATGGACACGAAAACCGCCACGGATCCTACGTACAGCATTTTGATTGACTTTCCTACTTATGTGACTATTGCAACAGCAATAGTCACAGAAGAAAATGAGAAGACTAAAAAAAAGAAGGAGGATGATGAAAAAAAGAAGGAGGATGATGAAAAAAGGGCTACTAAATTGTCTAAAATAAAAACTTTGTACGACTCGTTATTTTTATCAGACTCGGAATGGGGTTATGCGGCTGGCAATTCTAAATATATGGCCGAACTAATAAAAACTGAACCCGACGCTGTAAAAATAGCCGCTCAGAAGCTTGTTTCTAACTTAATGGTAGATGAAATACTGAATGTATTGATCACGTTCAGTAAACCCAACGACACGACTATGATTGGCAAAAAAACGATTGATGCTATACAAAGCCTGAATACACATGCCACTGACTTACATACTAATGAGTATATTGCACTCATGACAAAGGAACAGTACATTTTCTTTTACAAACTTTATATATTTTCAAAAATGACACCCGACCAAATTACCGTGGTAGAAAACAGGTCCAAGCCGGTCAACACGTTTTGCAAAGAATTTCCGATAGGTGCAGGAATTGCTAGTATATACACTAATCGCGGTGATGTGAATATAGCCAAAGAGGTATATTTAAGCGACCAACCCACACAATTTGCAGCGTTTCCCACCACAGGTGGAGGACAATTCGGAGGATATCCTTATTTGAAATCTCTAGAAGATCTAGAATTTGGAATTAAATACAAGCAGATGATTAAAAATACAACACCTGCAATATTTACTGTCCTGTATGAAATTGCTCCTGGTATAAATACAGAGTTTGAGCAAATTATTAGTTCTATTAATACTACGCTATGCAAACAAGTTCCCGATTACGAAAAGTACAGTCAATCATTATTTTACTTATCGTTAGCCAGCGCAATTACGCCAATGACAGAAAATTTTATACTCGGCCTGAGATCAGGTATACTGAGTAAAAAGGAAGATATTAAAGGGGAAGGTTATGCAAAAATAAAGAGCGATATATTAGATAAAGCAATTAACTTTGTCGCATCATCGCAATTCCAAGGCGTTAGGACGTCATTTGCGCATAAGTTTACGAATGAGTATTTTGACATGGTAAAGCACCACATTAAAAAAATTCGTCCTCATTCAAAGGCAACCACGCCAATGGCCCAAGCAATTATTAAAGACGTATTAGTCAAGGGGCAGAGAAATCCGTCTGCGGTAAATCCAGCAGTATATAAATTCTACAAGTCATTTTTCGATATTATGGATTCTAATGAACGCGTGGTAGATGAATCTAAATATGTGACTGACGTAAACGAGTCTATGATAGATCAATACAGATTGAATTTAAAAACGAGCGGTTCAGTAACACACTATGGCGACACATTGCCATTGGCAGACACAACAAATAGTATATGGGTGCCATCGGATAGTGCCCCAATAGCAATTATGCCTGGCGAGGTCAGCGAAACTTTCTTCAGGGAGTTATACGACGCAGTATATCACGGATCAATTAACGCCGAAAAAGTATCAATAAAATTGCTAAATGGAAGGACTATATATATAGATACCTTAAGCCGGGATGAAGCCATTAGTCCGGACCACGAAACCTGGGATATTAATTATCGCAAGGCATTTGTTGATTCGGTATATAACGAATCGTCGGCCGAACAAGAAAAGGATAAAAAATCTACCAAAAGTATCCACGATTATGATGTTATATTTGATGGATGCAGGGAAACTTATTATTATCGAAACGATGATGGAAAATTAGTCAGGTCAGGGAAAAATGGAGAAATAATTGAATATGATGCGGATAAATTTACTAGGGACGGGCCCGGGGATACATGCTGGACATCGCAACTTAATACAGAGGGAAAGTGCGAGAATATATGCGACACGCTATCTCTAGGCAAGGGACAATTATATCTAAATTGCCTAGATATTTTTAAAAATAAGGAACTGTGGAATGTTGCCAAAAGCTCGTTGTATAAAGTTGACCCGCATATGATAAGAGCTATATTAAAATGTATGTCGTTTCAGAAACACCGAGAATATAAAAATGGGAAAACTATTTATGTGATCATGGATTATTCTTCGTGGGAAAATAATATATTATGCGACGAAACACTTTTTCATAGTCTTGCCAAGGAAGCTATTTTAGGGAATAGTAATATGTTATCATATCTTCACAGCTTGCAAGCAATAGTTAAAAATAATCCAGTTATTCTCAATAAAGAATTAAAAGGAACTGTCGAGCAGCCAAACGGATGGGTAAAGAGAATGGGACTGAATAGATTTTCGGAACCTCTCGTGAGTATGAACGAGTCTTGGAATTTTGCAAATAATAGAAGATCAGCGGTAGATATGAAGATAGACATAAACAAAGAAATAGCAAGTGCGTATCAAATGCCAGACAATGTAATTTATCCTATACAAAGAAATTTTTCGCGTATGGGAGGAGGAGGTCGGGAACTGTATGATTTAAATGGAAGCAAATATAGTAACAATGTATTCGAGAAAATTTTAAAAGATTTAATTCAGAAATTAGACGGGATGGGATATGTTTTATCAGACGATGATAAGGAAAGAATATCAAATGGGATTAGCGAATTAAATAAAATAGGGAACAGGCTAATGGAAATACGGGAAGTGTTAGCAAAAGTAATTACTTTTGGAAAATTTGCTGGGGTGCGTAATCGTTATGGAGCAGATAAAAAAGAAATTACAGTAGAACAATTAACAGAGATAAGTAGATCATCCGATCCCAGAGACGCACTCAGATATGTATCTGGAGTGGAAGGGGAATTAAATAGGTGTATGAGAAATAATATTGAGAAAAGGGAATGGAATATGCGAGAATTGCAAGACACTATCTCAAAAATGATGGATTTAGTATCTAACGGAGACAAATCAAAAGTTCTTAAGGGGTATGTAGATTTGTAATTGTGCATATTGTTCGAATATTCCCAACAATTCAAACATTTATATATACTTAAAGACATAATACTATACATTAGTATGGGTTAGAGACTGTGTATATTAATATGTTGTATTTTGGTAAAACTCTACGAGAACCAAGTTGAGTATATTTGCCAACTATATGTGTTATATACATATTTCTAACTCGTCACGGCATATGATGATGTCGTTTAAAGGGAGAATTAATTTCTTCATGTTTGAATTGTTTGATTTTTTTCATCTGATTAAGATAGTTTCAAAGTAATGTCGATTTTATATAAATGCGCCTTATAAAATCTTTTTATGTACAAACAAAAATATGACAGTTTATTTTTATTTATACATAAAATTGGAACAGACTCAAAATTAGGCCCATAAAAAAAATGAAAAATATATTTAATAAACGAATGGAGTACTTTATTAATATAAAAAGTATACACTTATATAATATTTGACAGGATTCGTTTATATATTGATAATTATTGTATCTGTCAATAATAAGGACATCGATGTATAATTTACAATTTAGAAACGAAATTAAAGAAAAAATTATTTCAGACATACAACACGAAATAAATAAGTTGCCAAATGATGTCCAAATATCAACAATAACGGTATGTTGTTTTATGAATTGCGAATTATTTTTAAAATATATATACAAATATTTAGAAGTGAGGCCCAGCGGAATTATTTCAATTGAAAACAGGAGATGTAGTTCCTTGGGAAATACTGCAAATAAGCCAAAAAAAAGAGGAAGAAAACCAAAAAAAAACAAAAAAAAAGAACAAGCATTTTTTTTAATCAAATAAGTTTAAATATGATAGTTCCGAATAAAATTAAACCGATTAATATTAAATTATTTACGAACAGTTCAGTGCAAATGACTGGATGCAAGAATATAGAAAATATAATTGACGCAATGTATATATTATGCACTGAATTGAATAATATATACGGGATTATTAGAAACTGTAAAATTGTGGACATAAAATTAACAAATACTGACCAAATTACTATTAGTCATATTGAAAAATTTAAAATCGGAATGATTAATAGTAATTTCAAATTATCGTTCGGAATAAACCGGACGCAATTATATGAATTAGTAATTTTAGCAAACATTAATGATTATTTGAGTGATAGCAATGACACAAATAAGTATAATATAAGTGTGCATTACGATCCGAACGTATATGCAGGAGTTATAGTCAAACTGAAACAAAAATATAAAAATAAATCAAAATATAAACGTATATCGACTATACTTGTTTTCGAAAGCGGATCAATAATAATCACTGGTGCAAAGCGACGCGCAAAATTAAACATAGCATATTATTTTATAAACAAATTTATATTATTTCATTATAAAAAGATACATCGATCCAGTACTATGCTTGATGTTATTGAATTATTAATTTGATTTATGCACTATATTATTTATATATGGGTTTCCTTTTAGACAAAGCGTTTTATAATCAAATAATCTATTATTCATGTGGCAAATTATATTTCCTTTATTTTGATCGCACGTGTTATTTTTCCATTGAGGAAAATATGGGACATTATTTCTTTCTATATTTATTGGCTCTTTGAATGAATATTGTGTAAAAACATTTTCTGGAATTTTTGTATAATTTGAAATTGTTGGATGTCTCCCTTTTATTAACTTTTCTTTATTCACATTAATTAGTGCGTTATTGATATCTCCTCTGGAGCGTTCATTGCTTCTACACATAGCCGGATTAATATAATTATTTTTTACTGACATATCCTTTGAGGTTATGTCTGGAATATTTGACAAGTAATTTATAGCTGGTGATCTAGTGCCTGTCGCAACTCCCCCCGGATTTCGCGAAGTTTTATGAATGTCTCTCATTGTTGGATCAGGAATTAAATTATCGTAATTATAAGCAATCGATGATTTTCCGTTTATAGCGCCCCCGGATGATCTGGATATATTTTGCATTGATCTTAAAGTTGGGTCTGGGACATCATTCATATTTAGTGCTCGAATTTGTTTATGATTTCCAATGGATCCTTTGCCGGCTCTGTCTGCATGAGTGTATGTGTTTCTCATAGTGTATCCAGGAACATCAGAATAATCAACTGCTGTGTATTGTGTATTTTTACCTACTGCTTTTCCAACTCTGTCAGATGATAAATATTGCATGCGCAATGTGGTCGACGGAACATCAGAGGGATTGAATGATTTGTGATAAATAATATTACCTTTTATATTTCCGGCCCTATCTGATGTATTATGTATGTTTCTCATATTTGTATCAGGAATGTCGTCTGTATAAATTGCATGTGATATACTATTACCTTTTAAACCTTTTCCTTTCCTGTCATGCTTATTATGTACATTTCTCATATTAAGATCAGGAATGTCATTATAATTAATTACTACGTTCTCATTTTTAAGGGGCTGGATTGTTTTTCCGCTCCTATCATATTCTGAATGAATATTTCTTAGTGTTATGTCCGGCACGTCGTCATTGTAAACAATATTATTTTGTTTAGTTGATTCTATTGATTTTCCTGCCCTGTCATAGTTATTATGAACTACTCGCATATTAATATCAGGAATATCAGAGTAGTCTATTGCCATTCCTGTTCCTTTTATTGGGTCGATTGCACTTGCCGCTCTGTCAGACGAATTATGCACATTGCGCATATTTACATCTGGAATATCAGTATAATCGATAAAATTATGTTGTTTTTTTACTGGCTGGATTGACTTTCCGCTTCTATCAGTGCCAGAGTGAACATTTCTCATGTTTACGTCGGGTATATCGGTATTATCATAATAATAAGTTTGGTCATGATTTCCAGTGGTAGCTGCTCCGCATCTGTCAGATTCGTTATGAATGTTTCTCATATTTATATCAGGTATATCGGTATTATCATAATAATAAGTTTGATCATGATTTCCAGTGGTAGCTGCTCCGCATCTGTCAGATTCGTTATGAATGTTTCTCATATTTATATCAGGTATATCGGTATTATCATAATAATAAGTTTGATCATGAT